CATAAACTGATGCGCCTTGTAGGTCAGACCAGTCTTTGTTTGGGATTCTTAGCAAGCGGAATAACGCGCCGTTGATGATTGTGTCTCGATAATCATTCATTACGTCGTTATCACACGCTGTGCTCGTGTGAGTCGGGCTTAGAACTGCGCGGATAATCGTGCTACCTACAACAGTTGCTGAAGGGATGGGGGCTAATATAAAAGTAGCCGAGCTCTGCTGGATGAAATATTGGGGCACACCAGAATCTTCGCGCCACTTTGGTAATCTCTGCTCAAGCAGCGTGGTGGTCGTTGGCTCTAGGTCTTTACCTTGATGCGTAACCCACAGGATCTTCCGAACAGATGTCCCTGATGGTGCCTCAAGGTCATACTCAAATAAGTTGGATATTGTGGTGACAGGATCTAACTCCGCCTGGTAGACACTGGCGCGTTCACAAAGCTCGACAACCGCTGCTCGAATGTTATTTTCGATCAGTGTGTCGGGGCAACCTGGAACCATAGGAAGTATTTCAGGGAGTAGCGCCTCGTAAGAAATCGCCATGCTTTATACCATCTGTGATTGTTGCGCTGACCTGCGTTCGATGTTCGGGTTTGTTACCGCGTCGATCTGACCTTTGCCTGTTACAGAAGCTGTAAACAACTGGAAGTGGCTAGAAGCGCGCTGTTGATTACCCGCGTACTCAGCATCCTTCATGTAAGCCATATACAACACGTAGTTCAAAACAGCATTAGCGAATATATCGGGAATCGATAAATTATCTGACTGAGCAACAGTGGCTGGGTTGGAGCTATAAACAATTTCTAAGAAAGCGTTGCCATCAACACCAGGGTATACGTAGAAGTTTCTTGGGTTTTGCTCTTCATACACGTAGTGCTTAACAATATTAGTGTGCGCTGCATCACCAGATACCGACGGGTCGTGCCAGTCTGGGGTTTGTCCGTTAAGAACTTCTGCATCTACAAGCCGTACTGAGCGCTTACCTGTGCCGTTAGAGGCTGCAGACATATTGCGTATTACCTTGAGCAAGCGGTTACCGCCTGACGGGATCTCTTGCTTAGTACCGTCTACCAAAGTAATAGTAGTGTTTGTTGCACTAGCATCGGGCTTTAGTAAAGCAATCTCTCGCTGCGCATCATTAATCCACAAAACCAACTCGCCGACTACTGGCCATCTAACGCCTGTAGTGTCTTGAAGTACTGTTTGCGCTCTGTCAATAACGCTTTGAACTGTGACTGCCATGATGTTTACCTATGAGTTAAGTATTGATTCCCAAGCGGCTTCTCGGGCATCTGTATCAACCGTTCTACCTAGCGCCTTATTTACAGCTGCTGCTTTTGGGTAGCCATCGGTTTTAAAATTCTTGGGGTCACCTTCGTCCATCATCTTTTCAAGACAGGTGACTAGCTCGTCGTCAATCTGTACAGAACTCTGTACCTCGATGACTTCTTCGAACACTGCTTCTTCAGCATTCTGCTCTTCAACGTATTTGTCGTTGTATTCTTTAGCGCCCATCTGAATAGCTAATAGGCCAACTTCATCTGCAATTTCACGGGGTACACCGGCTTCAAACAACACGACGGTGCCACCAAGGGTCGTCACTCGTAATGACTCACTGCTTACAATCTTCATGATTAATACCTTTAAAAAGAAAGCCCCCTCCGAAGAGGGGGCGATTGTCTTACTGTGCGGAGTCTAGAGCGATGATGCCGAAGTCCTGTACAGAGCCACTGATGTCGCTGTTGTACTTAGGCTTACGGAGACCAAAGATCTTGCCAACGCTGATACCAGACTGGTTGCCATAGTCGAAAGTATCTTCAACCATTTCAGGCAGACCGATGTCAGCCAAAGCCAGAGCCTGAGCACCACAGAACAGAGCACGTCCGCCAACTACGTCAGCATCAGCACCCCACTTGTAGCCAGCTGCGCCAGCGTTAGATGAAGTACCAGTAGTAGCGCCAGAAGTGTTAAACACATGGCGGAACTCGTGGATCATTACACCGTCAACCATCAGGCTAGAAGAACCAGCGAACAAGCTGTTGCTTGATCCGCGTACGCCAGCGTTACGAACGTTAGCGATGAAGTCAGAATCTAACTTCAGGTCAGCCATTTGCTGTGGAGTAACAAACATGTGGAAAGTTTCCTGGTTACCAGCACCACGAATACCACGGATATAGTTATCTTTAGCAAAGGCTTTCAGGTTTACGATGTGCTTGTAGCCGATCTTGTCAGATGCAGTTACAGCAGTAGTATCACCGGCAGACAGGTTTGCACCGTTGATTCGCAGGTGACGATCCGAAGTAGGAGCAGATACGTCTGAAGCGAACTCAAGGTCAACCAACTCGTGTCCAGCTGTACCAGAAGTGGTACGCAGACCGCCGTTGTTTTTGTGAGTGTATGCAACACCAGACATAGACAAGAATGCCAACTGGTCACAACGGTCAGCCATTGCATAAGCAAGAGCGTCGCGTGATTGCTCACGGAAGTTAACTACAGTCTTCTGGTCGGTCATACGGCCAGCGATGCGGTTAGCAAAACGTAGCTGATCCAGCTCAATGGTGATGTCATACGCGCGGAGGGCTTCTTCATTCCCTTCCAGCGTGTTGTCACCAGTGATACCGTCACCAGTCATGTCAGCAAGCAAAGTGATGTTAGCTTTGGTGCCTTTTTGGTTTTTAGTCAGTTCAGTTACGCGCTGTACCATTGCGTTTGAACCAGAACCAGCGAACTGGTTGATGAAAGATTGGTTGCGAGCTACTTTCCAGAAGTCGCGGCTCCAGGTTTGGAGTTGGTCGCCAGTAAGCGTACCGAAATTTGTTAAAGCCATGATGGCCTCCTATTAAATTGACGAAATAATTTATGCGGCACATGCCGCCTTATCAGCCGACTTAAAGGAGCGGCTAATCCGTATCTACGTATCGTGTAGCAACGGGTTAGCGCTTATTAACGAGGTGCGACCTCGACAGGTTTTACGCCTATGTAGGCGAGGGTTACGTTTTTTACGGCTACGGGCCGACCACATATCGTAGTGATGGACGTATAAATCATATTAGTACAGCTAATATTGCAATGCAACAACTATCTCATTCTGTACTTACACCTTTTTCTAGGGCAGCAAGCCTTAACTTGAGGTTATGTATGTCATCTAAGAGTTTTTCACTATTAGTTATTTGTTTATCAACAAGCCCCGCCGTGTATTCAATTAGCATATCTTGTCGTGCATCAGCAGGCAGCGCGCCTAATTCACCTCTGGGCCATTTAATCCGAAACTCTGAGTTGGACTGTATGTCCATCTGAGTTTTGTCTAAGGCATGCTCAAGGGTGTTTAACCGCTCTTGTACAGAGAAGTACGCCATTGTAGATACTGATGTAAACGCAATCATTGCAAGCAGATTCCTCAGCGGAATTGTTACCGCAGTGTCTTCAGATAATTCGGCCATTTAGATCACCTATGACGTGCTGTTTTCTTCGCTATCTTTTTAGGTTGCGAGGAAAATTGTTTACCGGCCTTAGTATCTCGGCGCTTCTTTGCGCTGGTTTTTGCGTACTCTTTCTTGCTCAAAGACTCTCGAGCCTTCTTAGGCAGATAGCGTTCGCCAGTAGCTTTCTTACCTTGGGTACTATTCTTGCCAGACTTAGTACCCCATTTCTCTTTGGTCCACTTGGACAGGGACTTCTGAGCCTTGGTCTTCGCTCCAGAGTAGGTACCGCCTGACTTTTTATAGCGTTGCGTGGCTAGTTGTGCTTTGCGGGCTGACCATTGTCCAGGTTTACCGCCTTTTGACCCTGCCTTTACAGCAGCAACAATGCGTTTCCACTTGGGTTCGTCACTTCTAGCCATCGGATCACCACTTAGCGCGGTTAGCCCAATAGGCCGCGCTCATTTTGCCCTTGGATATGTTCTTTGCGTGCCGTGCTTTGAAGCTAGCGCGCTTCTTTTTCATCTTGTCTGACTCTCCAGCCTTGGGTTTGCCAGCAGTGGACGCGCCTTGCTCGCCAAAACGAATAGTTTTTATCTTGTCGCCCTCTTTTGCCACAACAATGTGCGACTTTTTCGGGTGAGAAGGAGTCCTTTTAGGCTTGTTATAGCCCGAGACTCCAGCTCGGGCTAATCGTGGGTCTTTTTTAACTGGCATGGTTACCTCGTTATAAAATATCGCCTCTTAGGCGTCTTAAAGTTGCTTCAGGCAGGGCATCAAACTCTTCTTCAGTCATCGTCGAGAGGTCTAACCCTTTCTCGCCGTGGTTTGAGGAGCTTTCACCTGGAAGTTCTGGTGGTTGGGCTTCTGCAGCCTTCAATTTCTTGCTGACTTGCGCCCGTTTCTTGGCTAGTTCATCACTTTTCTGCGCTTTACCAGCCAGACTTGGCGCACTTTCTTGCGCTTGGTCTAAATCGTGGTCTTTTACGACGTACTTAACGGCTTTTGACAGCGCATCTACAGCTTCGTAGCCCTTCATCATGAAGGCATCACGCAGTTCAACGACTTCGTTAGTCATATCTTCGTTGTAATGCTCAGAAGTGTTATTAAAGACGGGGTACGCCTCTTCCATAGCGTTCGCAGCCTGTTGTAATGCAGTCATCTGGCGGTCTTGGCTGACCGTTTGATTCATTTCCTGGCGCATTTCATACTCTAGCTGCTCTCGTTCTGCTTTTCGGATCTCTCTGCGCAGCGCGACAGCTTTATCTGTCTCACCATCAAGCACCATGTTCTGGTACTCAACTTCTTTTGCATCAAAATCGTACGAT